AATCTGGTGAAGGGCCAGAACTATTCGACACCGTGGGATCCGACAGCAATCGGGAAGGATCAGTACAAGGGACTGCTGGTGGTGGATCGGTGGATGGTGGAGCCCTCCCTCAACGATCTCGTCACCGAGGAAGGGCCGCATCTAGGCCAGCCAAAGTTCTACACCATCGGATCGAACGCTCCTGCTCTGAGGCTCCAAAAGGTTCACTATTCGCGAGTGATCCGGATGGAAGGGACCGACATCCCGTACCAGCAACGCCTCATGGAGAACCTGTGGACGACTTCTGTTTATGAGCGCATCTACGACCGGATGGTTGCCTTCGACTCGGCAACGCTAGGCGCTGCCCAGCTCGTCTATAAGGCCTATCTCCGGGTGATCAAGATTCCGGGCCTCCGCGGCATCATCGCTGAAGGTGGCTCGTCGATGAACGGCGTCGCCAAGTTCGTCGAGTGGATGCGGATGTTCCAAGTCTCCGAGGGCATCACTCTCCTGGACGGCGAGGATGAGTACACAGAGCATGGAGCGACCGCGTTCTCTGGCCTGGCTGAAGCCCTCATCCATTTCGGGCAGCAGATCAGCGGCGCGCTCGGGATTCCGCTGGTGCGCCTCTTCGGCCAGTCACCCGCCGGCCTCAACTCCACTGGCGACTCCGACATGCGCCTCTACTACGACACGATCTTCCAGCAGCAGATGCTTCACCTTCTGCAGCCCATGACGAACGTGTATCGTGCGATCGCGCTCTCTGAGGGGATCACGCTCCCGAAGGGTTGGGGCATCAAGTTCCGGCCACTCTGGCAGCTCGACGAGATCGAGAAGTCCGAGGTTGCCGCGAAAGATGCTCAGACCGTCGTCAGCCTTATGGAGGCGGGAGTCTACACGCCGCCCATCGCCCTGCGCGAGATGAAGCAGTCCTCCCAGGTCACTGGGCGTGGAACGAACATCCGCGACGAGGACATCGCCGAGGCAGAGGCGTTGATGCTGGCGCCGACGCCGGAGAAGGTCGCGGTTGCCGAGGTGAACCATGGCGACCCGATTGAACCCGATCCAGCGGCCAATCCGGCCGTAGCAGGAGGCGCGAAGAAGTGAGGAAGGCTTGCATTAGCAGTCGTCTCATCTTCCACAACGCGCCACCCGCCCCACCGCCGGAAGCTCCCAGCCAGTCGCGGGAGATCAAGACCTGCGAAGGGTGCGGTCGGCTATTCGTCCGCATCCCCAAAAGCCAGAGCAATCCGCGGCCCCAACGTGACTGCGATGAGTGCATAGCCAACCCGCCCGTCGAGGATGAGAACGCGGGCGTGGTATACAGGAGCTATCGAGTTATCGGAGTCAAGTTCAAGGGGTGACCGCCATGTGCGAATGCAGCAAGAAGAAACCAGTTGCCGATGCGAGTACTCGGCGAGAAGCCGAGACGATCAAGGTGGGTAAGCGCACCATCGTAATCCACCGCAAGCCGAAGGCCTAGATGCCGACCGCACGCCAGCAAGCCGCCCTCGCGCGGCGCAATGCCCGCCTCCAGTTCTCGAGGTCGCGCATCGTCGAGCGTGAGTTCCAGACCCAGCTCTCCGCCGTCGGTCGCCAGATTGGCGTCATCATCAAGGGCTTCATCGACGCTGGGCGTGTGACCGACCTTCCCGCGCTCACTGAGGCCATGGACTCCTACTCCATCCTCCTGGGCCCTTGGGCTGCGGCGGTGGCCGCGAAGATGCAAGCGCGAGTCGCTGTGCTGGACAAGAACGCCTGGACGGTCATGAGCCGGTCGATCGGATCCAACCTCCACCGCCTCATCGAATCCGCCCCCATCGGCGGCACCCTCAAGATGCTTCAGGCCGAGCAGGTCACGCTCATCACCTCACTCCCGGCTGAGGCTGGCGCCCGCGTCCACCAGCTCACCCGCGAAGCCATCGTTTCAGGCCGGCGAGCCGAGGACGTCATGCGCGATATCCTTGACTCCGGGAAGGTCAGCGTCAACCGCGCGCGCCTGATTGCCCGGACTGAGGTAGCCCGCACGGCCTCGCTGCTCACGGAGACGCGCGCCCGGCATATCGGCTCAGATGGCTATTTTTGGCGCACGGTTCAAGACAGTGATGTTCGATCGCAGCACCGCGCCCTTGAGGGAAAGTTTATTCGATGGAACGAACCACCTGCAGCGGGCGTGGGCAAAGGAGGAGCGCCGCAGTTTTATCATGCCGGCCAAGGGCCAAATTGCAGATGTGTCGTGGGGAGCACGCTTTTAGGACTTCAGGATGGTCTTCGGGCTCTTTGGAGAGCGCCATTCCGCGGTGACATTCATCGAGTAACTGTCGCTGGAGTTTCGTTTGACTGTACACCTAACCACCCCATACTGACCGCTAGGGGCTGGGTGGCGGCAAAATCTCTGCAAAGGGGCGATTATGTCGTCCAGACGTTCGGTGATCCAGTCGGCCCGATCGAACACGATAAATATCACAGATCTGTATCCTTCGCGGATCTGTTCGAAGCGGTGCGAATAGGCGCCATAAGTACCCCGAAGGCAAAAGCGGATTTCTATGGCGACATCCCCTGCGGAGATGTCGACCATGTATCGCTTGAATTTATGCTGGAGCGCGACAGGGAAGCCTTTCTCGGCAAGAGCGTTGGCGATTTCCTTCTCCCCGTACCCAGGCATGGCTTCTCCTTGATTCCTCCTCTTGACGCCGAGCTCTATGAGGCGCCGGGTGATGGCGAGCCTGTTGACCCCATATTCTCCGGAGAGAGCGAGTTCGCTCTTTCCTCCGATATAGGCCGCCGCGATAGCTTCGGAGGGGAGATTCTTTCGTCCGTTGCCTTCGCCAATACGCAATCCATGCGGAATGATAGTCCCAAGTTTGCGGACTTCTTTGGAGAGAGTGTCAGGGCTTACGCCAAGTCTGGTAGCAGCGTCTTTGACTTTCAATCCCGAACTTATAAGTTTCTGCCCTTTGAGAATCAAATCTCGCGTGAAGACTCTCTTCATGTTTTTACCCTCAATTCAATGACTGGATGGTATGGTGTGACGCCTTTGAATATCATATCAAGGAATTGCTTTCCGGAGCCTCACATCCCATGGCTGTAATCACCGATCAAACCGTCCTCGCACTGCGCGTTGAGCAGGGAGTCGAAGTGCTGGTCGCGGTCCACTGCAAACCGATCTCGGGGAGGGATTCCGGTGGCCGCTGGCTGTCGATGGAGCTGGAGATGGAAGTGGTCCTCGCGCTCGATGAGGACGGCATCTCGATTCCCGCTGAAATCGACGGATATCCACAGTGACACGATACTACTATTCTGCTACTAATTGAGCCATGCTAATTGAAGCCGAGAAGCTAGACGAAATTGCCCAGTCGACGTTCGAAGCCTACTGGCGCCACATGGAGCGGCACCACCCGGACAAGATCGAAGGCGCCCCAATCGACCAGCAGAAGTGGGAGAACTGCCCGGAAGACGTTCGGCAGATCTGGCGCATGATGGCCGCCGCTGCTCTCGAAGCGTACACGAGTTTTGATGAGGAAGAGGGCGGTCTCAGCGCCACCCTCCGCCGCATCGAAAGCAACACCGAACAAATCCTCGAGGAGACAAAGAAAATTATGGATGGACAAGACGTTCTTGACAGCAGCCTTACGACGGTTGAAACCGACCTCGCCGCCCTGGGCACCGAACTTACCACTGCAATCGCTGATTTGGAAGCGAAGGCGGCCGGTACGCCCATTGACTTCACGCCCGAAGTGACCCGTCTGCAAGCTGTTGCTGCGACGCTCACCTCGCTCACCGCTTCTGCAACTTCCGCCGATCCTGGCGCTGGCTCGACTCCCGCCGCTGGCGACAGCTCGACGGGCACTGCCACTTCCTGAGTCCGGTCTGGCAACCGCAGAAAGGCCGTCCTTCGGGGCGGCTTTTCTGTTACAGTAGGCCCACATGCCAAGCCCAATGCTCTGCCTCATCAGCGACATTGCGCGCGCTCATGTAGACGAAACCCGCGCAGCCGCAGGACTTGAGCCTTGGCCGTGGATCGAGGATGATATGGCGACGTACTACTGCGAACCCTGCAAGCGGCGCTCCCAGATGCGGGAAGCAACCATCAAGGTCGACGGCGAGCCGATGTGCCGATTCCATCAGGGCACACTCACCCACTCCAAATCCGTCACCGAGCAGCTTGTGGCGGCGTCCATTGTCCCCAAGCCGCCCTCGACCGGACTCTGCGCCCTTGGTTGTGGTAGACCGATCCACCGCGGACGCTGCGCTGGTCTTCAGAATGCCGGGAAGCTAGTGACCAAGCCTGGCGCTCCTAACCCCTTCGTCGAGAATCCCCGGACAGAGGTTCATCGTCCTGCTCGAGTTCCAGTGGAAGTCTCCATCGTTGAGCCCGAAGATGGCGATCCCGGCTGCTTCACTTCCGATGGGCAGGCGCTCTCGGTGGGGTGTGGGCTTCCAAAGATTGAAGGCATGGACTTGGAGTTCCCGGAGGCCAACGCGGAGGCCGACCCTGGCCCCGATCCGGTGGTCGCCGACTATCTGGCGGATGAGGCGAAGCTCATCGCTGAAAAGATGACCTTCGGCAAGAGCCTCCCGCCTGGATATATCGAGGTCGATGTAGTGATTCCCAAAGAGCAGATGGCGGCCGTTCTCGACGGAAGCTCGGGCGTCAGCGTTGGGTACACAGTTCGCGACGTCCAAGTAGATTCGATTCGAATCGTCCCGAACCCCCGCAACCTCGACAAGCTGCAATCCCGCACCATCAAGTTCAGCGACATCCCGCCGGAGGCCGCCGCTGTCAAGAAGTCCTCTGGCCGCCTCGGGGAGATCTGGAAGGCGCTCATCGCTCTTGGTGAGGATGAGGTCGAGGAAGTGTTGAACCGCGACCGCGCGCATGCCACCATCACTCTCGTGCACATCCGCAAGCGAGCGAGGCTGGAGGGTCGTACGGTGAAAGAGAAGCGCAGTGCCGACGGTAAGGTGCTCTGGCTGTGGTTGGAGGGAGAATGAGAAAACCGCTTACCCTTGGAATCTGTGTGATCCCGCCCAGCTACGTCCGCGCTGGCGAGATCATCCGCATCAAGCTCTTTCCCCGCAACGTCCCATGGCATGCGAGGGCGCGCATGTTCCTCGCCAGTAGCAGCGGTCCGGTGATGGCTTCGCGCTGGAGTAAGCGCCGGTTCTCGATCGACACGACCGGCCTGGCTCCGGGAATGTACTCGGTGAAGGCGCACCTGGAGGTGGACTATGCGCTGCAGGCTGACGCGGTTGCCACCTTCCTCATCATCGCGGGTTCGGCCCGGGTGTAGGATGCCATCATGCCTCGGACACCGGCCGCCTACTGCCCAGCTCGGATTCCATTCCTCCGCTTCTGGTCGAGAGTGTGCGGTCAGCTATACCCCGGCGGCGCGACCTATTGCCCCGCCTGTCTGACCCCGCGACGTATCGTTCGCTTTCCCCGCCCCGCCCGCATCCCACACATCGACATCGCCATGGAAGCCCTGCGGATGTGCGTTGAGCGCGCGAATCATCGGATCGGGCAGGAGTACTTCACGGTGGATGAACTTCTCTCCGACGCCAAAGAAATGCGCCTCCTGGGCTGCGCTTATCAGCGAGCCGAGAGGGACACCCCCGACACCTCGCTCTAGCCTCTTGACGCCAGCCCTACCATTGGCTCATGAACACTCTCGTTCTGCCAGTCTCCCTCAGCTTCACATCCGACGGCACTTCGACCGCGCTGGTCTTCGACCTCTCGACCCAGCCGGCGAATGTTGACTGTAAAGGTTCCCAGATCGCTGGGCTGCAGAGCGTGACCCTGGCTGGATCGGGCGGCGCTCCCATCGCTGGCGTCGAGGCGACCGTCGCAGGAACCGTCGTTACCGTCACATTGCCCAGTATCTTGCCGCCGCTGAATGTCAACAGCGTCCTCATCGTCTACGTCCTAAGCTTCCTCGTTCAATTTGCCAACGCCGCCTAGGATTCCGGATTCCGGAATCTTGGGGGTTGACACCCGGGATATAAACCTTTCAGGGACATCAGCCGTACACAGGAGCAACCAAGTGAAGATCAAAAGCATCGTTCTCTCCGCCATCGCAGCCATCGCCATCGCGCTCTCTGGCGCTTCCCCAGCTCTGGCCCAGACGACCTATCTGCCGAACGCGACGCAGACCGTAAGCCCGAACGTCCTGATTGGCACCTTCACCGCGACTGCGACCTCGCAGACCAGCGGAGCCTTTACGACCTTCGGCCAGTCCGGAATCTCGATCAGCGTGGTGGGCACCGCCCTCACGACCGCCACCTGGGCAGTGCAGGGATCCAACGACGGAGTGAACTTCTTCCCGATCCTTCAGGCGGCCATCGCCGTACCCGGCACCACCGCCGTCACTGAGACCGCGACTGTCAATGGGATCTACATTGCGAACGTCGCGAACCTTGTGAAGATTCGAATCGTGACCAGCGGTACATTCACCGCGACAAACGTTCTGTTTCGCATCGTAGGTTCGCCCAACAAGGCGCTCCTGTAAGGAGCTGCCATGTCACGCGATGCAAAGTCTCGCTTCTACACAGTCGAGAAGCTGGGGCCAAATCAGGAGAAGACGCCCGAAGGGTTCCTTCTCTGCCGTAATGTACCGATTGCACGGACTGGGGTTCAGCTCTATGGCCCCGGCGAGTCGCCAGTAGAAGTTGGGCCAGACGGGATCGCTTGGGTTAGCCGGGATGCGAAAGACGTTTTCCACCCGGACACGATAGCGAGCTTCCACGGGAAACCGGTCGTAAACGACCACCCCATGGAGGATGTAACACCGGAAACCTGGGCGCTGCTTGCCAAGGGGACTGTGTTGGACCCGCGACGCGGGGAAGGCATCGAGGACCACCTCCTCATCGCTGACCTGCTCATCACGGACCAAGAGATGATCGACCTGATTCTGGCTGGCAAGGTCGAAGTGAGTTGTGGTTACGACGCCGAGTATGAAGAGACGGACATCGGCCGAGGTAACCAGATCGAGATCGTGGGAAACCACGTAGCAGTTGTAGAAGCTGGGCGCTGCGGCCCCCAGTGTGCGGTTAGGGATCACGCCCGAAAGGGCTTTGGAGGAAACACCGTGGCAAAGACGAAGACTCTCACATTCGATTCCGTCCGCAAGTCGCTCAAGGCTGGCATCATCCGGCGCTACCGCGACTCCCGCGTCTCCACCGGCGATCCCGTCAAGGACGCCGAGAACGAGAAGGAGTTGGAAAAGGCTCTCGATGCGGAGCTTGAGAAGGTCGAGGATGCAGCCGAGGGTGAGGGTGGCGACGTTCATGTCCACCTGGGCGGCACCGAAGATGCAGCCGCGTTCGACGCCAAATTCGAAGCCTACGATGCCAAGTTCGCAGCCTTCGACAAGCGCGTGAAGGATCTGGAAGAGAAGGAAGAGGCCCGCGACAAGAAGCACCGCGACGAGGATGTCACGGATGCGGAGGAGGAGGAGCTGGAGAAGGAGACCGGCACCAAGGACGCACGCAAGGCCCGCGATTCCGCTCACTTCGTCGACAGCTTCCAAGAGGTCATCGCGACCGCCGAGATCATCGCGCCTGGCATCAAGAAGCCGACCCTCGACGCCGCTCTCTCTCCCAAGAAGACTCTGGATCAGATCTGCCAGTTCCGCCGCAAGGCTCTGGGGATCGCAGCTATGACCCCGGCGGGTGCAGTCATCGTCGCCGAGCATGCTGGCTCCAAGGTCTTCACCGCGGACTCGATCACTGGCCTGAGCTGTGGCGAGGTTCGGAACCTGTTCAACGGCGTGGGCGCGACGATGCGCCTGGTGAACGATGCCGCCAAGCATTCCGAAGCCAATCGTGGCACGAATGATGGCAAGACCAAAGTTCTCGACTTGAACGCTCCGGCCACCACGCCCGCCGAGTTCAATGCCAAGGCCGCCGCTTTCTGGGCGAAAGAGAGCAATTAGCTCGGGCCTCTGAAGTTCACCGCAGCACCGTAGCACTGACTTTGCACCGAAAGGGACTCTCCAATGACCTTCCTCGATTCGATTCTCGCAGCCTTCCGCACAAAGCCCGTTGCTGGCAAGCGCCTCGGGCGTCACAAGGTTCGCGACATCGCGATCACCTACCGCGTGGGCGCTGGCGTTCCGGGAACGATCTCTCGGATCAACCCCACTCCCACCATCGAGCCGACGCTCATTGACGCGGCGAATCCTCCGACGGTCTTCGGGCAGCCGGTCATCATCGACGCCACCTCGCAGGGCGTACGTCCCCTGACTGTAGGCGACGTCACGATCTACGGCATCACCGTCCGGACCTACCCCTTCCAGCAGTGGTCGGGAAGCCTGAACGTCGCCCTCGGCGTAGCCGGCGGAATCGACATCGGCGCTGCCAACATCCTTCGCTCGGGCTACATCATGGCCCAGATCAACGGAACGCCCGTCAAGGGTGGCACCGTGTATATCTGGACCGCCGCCTCTTCCGCCCCGCACGTACAGGGGGGATTCGAAGTGGCGAACCCTGGCGGTTCTGGCTTCGCACTTCCCGCAACTACGACCTATCAGGGTGGCGTTGATTCCACCGGCGTAGGTGAGATCGCCTACAACATCTAAGGCGCGGTCTCGACCA